GCAAATGATGCAGCAACCTCAACAATCCAACCAAATATATCGTGGTGTTAAATTCGTGAAAGAGGTTAAGTGACATGAATACTTACTTCGTTCGCTATCTTAAGAAAAAAGCAAAGAAGGAAAAACTTCTTAAAGATGCCCAATTAAATATGGCAAAGCAACCACAAGTTGCATGATAATCGGGGGGTTGATTCCCCCCTTTTTTTGTGTTATGATACCTTGAGTAACACCTATTTTATGGATAGAGAAAAATTAAAGTTAATTGTTCGCAATCTTGAACTTTTGGTCGATTCTTTGAAAGCAGAAATTTATTCTGATACTAAAAGTTACTTAGATTTTCAAAATTTTAAAGATCAAGACCTAAAAGATTACGACGAAATATTTGAGGATGATGATGACTGATAGGGCAAAAAAACTTGTTAAATTACTTGAACGTTTGGTAAAACAAGATCACTTATATAGTTCTGAGCAAATTAAAGAAATGAAATCTCAGTTGAGAGTAGTGAAACAAGAATTAGAAGATTTAGAACTTAAAACTACTAGAGGATTTAAAAACAAATGATTAACGATGTAAATTTTATTTCAGTTACTCCTGATGCAGAAAAGCACATTGCATATTGTGCTCGTGTAAGTAATCCAAAAAATCAAGAAAATGATAATTTTGAAGGATTGCTTAAATATTGTATTAAGAATCAACACTGGAGCATTTTTGAACATGCGTTCCTTACGGTTGAAATTAATACTTCACTGGCAATTGCTACTCAAATACTTCGTCACAGGTCTTTTACATATCAGCAATTTTCACAACGTTATGCTGATAGTAAAGAACTTCAGATTAGCATTCCTGTACCTGATCTTAGGAGGCAAGATCTCAAAAATCGTCAAAATTCTACAGATAATCTTGGAGATTATTTAAAGTTGACTTTGCAAGAAAGAATTCGCGTTCATTTTGAACATTCTCTCAATCTTTATAATCATTTACTTGCTGAAGGAGTTGCAAAAGAATGTGCTAGATTTGTTCTTCCTCAAGCAACTATGACAAGACTTTATATGACAGGCTCAGTTCGGTCATGGATACATTATATTGATCTTAGGTCTGCCCATGGAACTCAAAAAGAACATATGGATATTGCTGAAGCAGTTCGTTGCATCTTTACCTGCAAGTTTCCAACTATATCTTCGGCACTTGGATGGGATAGAAAAGATTGTCCAGAATGTAATGATGCTCCCTCTATAACAATAGAATAAATATTTTAGTGAATAATTGTTATCAAATGCCAACATATCGTTTTCAAAATACAGAAACAGGTGAGATCTTTGAGAAGTGGATGTATATGGCAGAAAAAGATCCATATCTCAAAGAAAATCCTCACATTAAACCACTAATTCCAACTCAAATGAATGTTGGTGAAGTTGGTGACTGGAAAAATAAACTAGTCCAAAAAAATCCTGGATGGAACGATGTTCTAGGTCAGGCAAGCAAAGCTCCAGGTTCAACTGTTAAAAAAATCTAGTATGGCAAGAAAAAGAAGGACGAATGACCAACAAATTGAAGTTGGTTTGACAACCCGTCAAATGAAGCGCAGAAAACCTTTAGGATCAGATTATCTGGTTGATATAGATCCACTTACAGAAAACCAGAAAAAACTTTTCAATTCTTATGCTTCACAAAAGCATTTAGTTGCTTATGGTTGCGCAGGAACTGGAAAAACATTTATTACTTTATATAATGCACTGAAAGAAGTTTTGAATGAAAGAACTCCTTATGAAAAAGTGTACATTGTCCGTTCTCTTGTAGCAACACGTGAAATTGGATTTCTTCCAGGATCCTATGAAGATAAATCCGATATTTACCAAATTCCCTATAAGAATATGGTAAAATACATGTTCCAAATGCCTTCAGATTCTGAGTTTGAAATGCTTTATGGAAATCTTAAAGCACAAGAAACAATTAAATTCTGGAGTACTTCATTCCTCCGTGGAACTACACTTGATAATGCTATTGTTATTGTAGATGAGTTTCAAAATGCAAACTTCCATGAGTTAGATTCTATCATTACTCGTGTTGGTGAAAATACTAAAATTTGTTTCTGTGGTGATGCTTCCCAGTCAGATTTACAGAAAGCAAATGAAAGAAATGGTATTGTAGATTTTATGACTATCTTGCGTAAAATGCCATCTTTTGATATAATTGAATTTGGAGTTGATGATATTGTTCGTTCAGGTCTTGTTAAAGAATACATTATTGCAAAAATGGATGCAGGATTTTAATGTTTAATCATGTTGATTTGGAACTCCCTCAACTTGAGAGGGAGACTATAGATGGTGTTCGATATTATAAAGTTCCAGATTTAGAAGAACTTCTTCTTTTAGTTTCTATTACTTCTGTAACTAGTCACAAAAATCGCCAGTTTTTTGCGAACTGGCGTAAAAAAATTGGAGAGGAAAAGGCAGATAAAATTACACGGCAGGCAACTAGTCGTGGAACTGATATGCACCTTTTGGTTGAACATCATTTAAAGAATGAGGATCTTCCAGAAGTTCAACCTTTATCAAATTTTTTGTTTAAAATTGCAAAATCAGATTTAAATCGTATAAATAATGTTTATGCTCTTGAAGGTTCACTTTACAGTAAACAATTAGGTATTGCTGGAACCGTAGATTGTATTGCCGAGTTTGATGGCGAATTAGCAATAATAGACTTCAAAACTTCTAAAAAACCAAAACCACGAGAGTGGGTTGAACATTATTTTGTTCAGTGTATGGCATACGGATGTATGCTTTACGAATTGACAGGTATTCCTGTTAAAAAACTTGTAATTATTATGGCTTGCGAAAATGGAGAATGCGTCGTCTATGAAGAATATGACAAATCAAAGTACATCAAACTACTCACCGAATACATTAGAGAGTTTGTTAGAGATAAATTGGAACAATATGGAACCAGATAAAGATCTAGAAAAGGCAATAGAGAGTAAATTTCTCACTCCATCTAAATTTTCTCTAGAAATAGAAAAAATTGTTTATGAAGAAAATATGAATTATATTGACGCAATAGTTTTTTATTGCGAATCTAATAATTTGGAGTTTGAATCAATAACAAAACTTATTTCAAAACCATTAAAAGAAAGATTAAAATGGGATGCAGTTCGTCTTAATTTTATGAAGAAAACATCTAGAGCAAAACTTCCTCTATGAGTCCATTTGAAACATATCAAACTTATCTTTCAATGAAAAGTCATTTTACTAATAGTAAATATGACTTTTTTAAGTATAGAGGCAAATCCAGAGCTACAATTGCATCATTCAATAAAAGAAAAGACAAATATTTTTTTGAGCGTACTTCACGCAAATATGATGATAAAGAAATTGTGGATTTTTTACTTTCAAACTTTATATCAGTAGATAATCCACAGAACTTATGGATTGGTGAAATTATTAATTCTGGAGAAAAAACATATGCAAAATGGATGAAAAGGCAACAAAGTTTAAGTTATTTGTTTAAAGAGCAATCTGAAGAATTGTTTTCTGAAACAAAATTAGATGATGCTTTTAGTTGCTCTAAAGGACACCCACCAGTTTTAAAAAGATTCTTGAGTGGAAAAATTAGTCTAGAAACATTAGTGATTTACGATAAAATTTTTATGTTTGGGGTTATATTTGATAAAACACTTTTGGATCCAGTGTGGGAAATTGTAAGTTTAAAGATGAATAAGTATTCACCCTTCCTAAATATCGATGTGTTAAAATATAAGAAATTTCTTAGAGGAATTATTAATGAGTAAATTTTTCGATTCCGAACTGATTCAAGAAGAACTTCGCGAAATTAATAAACTACAAGAATTTCTTTATGGTAGCGTATTGAGTTTTGGTAGTATGTCACGCGATCTAAAATTAGAACACATTGAAAAACTTGAAACTTTGCTTGAAAAGCAAAAGATTATGTACACTAGATTAACATTATCGGATGATCCGCAAGCAATTGAAATGAAAGAAAATCTTAAAAAATCTGTGTTGATTATGGGGTTTCCACCAGAAACTGATATGAATTTAATCTTTGACAACATGGTTGACATCATCAAATCTCTTCGCAAGCACCTTGACGGGTGACCAAAAATCCGATATAATATCCAAGTAACACTCCGAATCCAATTAATCTGAGGTATCTAATGAGTTTCTCCGATCTCAAAAAACAATCTAAACTAGGTTCTATGACCGCTAAGTTGGTCAAAGAAGTTGAAAAAATGAATACTGCTGGTTCTTCCACTGATGAGCGTTTGTGGAAACCAGACGTTGATAAAAGCGGAAATGGTTATGCTGTAATTCGTTTTCTTCCTTCACCAGAAGGAGAAGATCTTCCTTTTGTGAAGATTTATTCTCACGGATTCCAAGGCCCTGGTGGATGGTATATTGAAAACAGTCTTACCACTCTCAATCAAAAAGATCCAGTTTCAGAGTATAATACACAACTCTGGAACAATGGAACTGATATTGGCAAAGAGCAGGCACGAAAGCAAAAACGTAAACTGACTTACATTAGCAATATTTACGTTGTAAAGGATCCAGCAAATCCTCAAAACGAAGGAAAAGTGTTTCTCTTCAAGTATGGCAAGAAGATTTTTGACAAAATCAGTGAGGCAATGCAACCAGAGTTTGAAGATGAAACTCCAATTGATCCATTTGACTTTTGGAAAGGTGCAAACTTTAAGATGAAGATCAAGAATGTTGCTGGTTATCGTAACTATGATTCTTCAGAGTTTGATCGCCAATCTGCACTTCTTGATGATGACGATGCCCTTGAAGGCATTTGGAAAAAGGAATATTCTCTCTCACAATTCCTTTCCCCCACTGAGTTCAAAACTTATGATGAACTCAAAAAGCGTCTAAATTCTGTCCTTGGCAATAAAACTTCTAGTCGTATTGATGAAGAAGTTCAAGATGAAGATAATGATCGTGGTTCTTTCAAAGAAATGGATGATGATCTTCGCAGTGAACTGAGCAATCTCAAACCAACTCGTCGTGCTCCTGTTGTTGAGGAAGAAGAGGATGATGATGCACTTACTTACTTTGCCCGATTGGCAGAAGACTGATAATGAAATCTGATAAGTAAGTCACATGCCGCAGAAGTAATTCTGCGGTTTTATTTTATGGTCATAAAATAGTGTTTCTAGTATTTTCTGTTCTAATTAATGTGCGATCTACAAATTGAGATGATTCATCATAATACATAATTGATCTCATATCATCTATAAATTGTTGTAGATAACCTTGTTTTAGAATATAAATTCCTCTTTTTTCATTATTTTTTCTAACTTCATATTCATAATTACTAATTGAAACAACGGGATTTAAAGTTTGTGTGGGAGATTGTGGATTTGGAATAGTAAATGTACTATCCACAACAAGACCTGCTGGTAAACGTAATCTACCATTACTGTCCTTTACTTCTGTTGTTTCATAAATTCTTACATCATTTATTTGTTCCCCATATTTGTTTTCACAAAAAGTATATAAATTTTTATCAGATAAAGGCCACTGATCTTTTATATTAGTAATTCCAGCACTAATTAATACAACCCAATCATATTCAGCATTTCCATAAAATTCTTCTGCAACTAAATCAGGTCTTGAACCATCAGGTATTTGATACTTTTCAAAAATTGTAGTTACTGTAGAAAGGTCATCACGTAATTTAGATCTTCTAAAAAGATTTTTAACTCTAACATATTCATCAGAAGAAACTCTACTTGCAAGTGGAGATTGATATTCTAAATCTGGAAGTTCTCTAAAGTATCCCATTAGTATCCTACTCCAATTTGTGCTTCTGGTTTATCATAATCTTCATAGTAAATTGGATTTAATTCTTGGAATGATAAACTTAAGTTCATTTGAACTGGTGTAGCATCATCATAAGTTGCATATCCATTATTACCAGTATAATTAACACTCATATTTGTTAGTGCTGCTGGTTTAAATGAATTTAAGAATGGATGTTGAGAATTTCCAGATTTATACTTTAATTTAAATACACTTGGAGCACTAATAAAAAGTCCAGAACCTGGTAATCCTGTAGAATTTGATCTTGCAGACATTTCTTTTTTAAATGTCCTAATAATACTTTTAATGATTTGTGCTTCAATTGGATCTCTTGGGGTAAAATTAAAATCAAAATTAAATGCCCTTAATTTAACTCCTTGGAATAATAATTCCATATTGGGATTTAATACTTGCCCAGTCGCTCTGGAAAGTAATCCTGATACTGAAGTATTACCTCCAAGTAGATTTACTAATCTTGAAGTAAATAATGAGGTTGTTGCATCTTGAAGATTTCCTCCAACTGCTGTTGCTCCTGCAACATTTACAAAACTTTTAAATGCATCAGCAACTCCTGAAGGAAAACTGCTTCCTTCAATTACCTCTCCAAATTTTTCTGCTCCAAGTGCAGCAAGAGGATTTAATTCATCAGAACCCCAAGTCACTCCATTTTCATCACTAATATTTTGAGGCATTGGAAGCATAATAAATGCAATTGTTGATTCAATATTTTGAGAATTGATTAAATCAACTGAATTTACGAATGATATATTTTTTGTACCAGAAACTGGTTTTGGTGGTTGATATTTAACTATTGATATCTGCAAATAATCATCAATATCTTTAATTTGTTTATT